AGTCAACGTGTCAAAAGCAAGCGCAACGTCCGGGTTAGTTGCTTCTAATTGGTTAACAGGAGCTTGGCCAACAGCCGCAAGCATCTCATTAACTGCATCAATTTGTTCAATAGTTGGATTATTTGGAATTGTAGCCATAAGAGATACTATTGGATAAAAAAAAGGGACCCCGAAGGATCCCTTGTATAAAATAAATCAGGAGAATGCAGCAGGCTTGGTGGATGTTCCTGCGAACAGTTCCACAGAAGCAGCAGGATTCAGGTAGTCACAGCCACAGGCCAGACGACCCAGCATCACGTCACCCTGATAGATCACGGAGACGTCGCCACTGGTGGTCTGAACTTGAGGACCAATAGCTTCAACCATAGCGGCAGCTTCCTTTTGGAAGATCAGACCACAGGTGTTGTTGAAGTTACTAGCTTGACCGTAGTTGTTGTTGATGCCGGTCACAGAAGTGCGACCATCCTCAAGACCTTCGCTGACGAAATCACCAGTGTTACCAGGATCGGTGACACCAGGGTTTGTAGCGGAACCAGTACCATACTTAGTACCATAGTTGCCAAAGAACGGAATGTTCATTGACTTGTAGATCTTGATACCAGCAATCTCAACGATGCCTTGACCGGACTGCAAGGAAGTACCTTGAGAATCACGGTTGATCAGGCCGTTGGAACCAACAGCTTGGATCAGTGCATAGTATTGACGGGGGTTCAGCACGGCGACACGGCCGTCACCAGAGACACCCTTTTCGTCGAGAGCAGCTGCAGCGTCGTAGAAAGCATTGACTAGGTGAGAAGAGTCATATGCATCAGAAGCAGCAGTACCGTTACCAACCAGGATCTGAGTACCACCAGGCTCTTCCATAGAAGTGCTAGTAGTGCCTTGAACAGGGTGAGCTTGGCGAGCACCTTTCAGGATTGCACGGAAGGCAAGGCGATCGTATTTTTCAGCCAATGCATAACCAATTTTCCGAGAGATCTCAGAACGCAGGTCATAGTGGCTGAGTACTTCGTCAAGGTTGTAGACGAAAGCAGAGCTGATCAGAAGGTCATCACAAGTGATGGTTTTCTCAGACACCGGAGGTGCATTGTTGCTGTCACCCAGGATGCTGTTACCAGGAGTGTGGAACTCCGAATTGGTACGACCAGTGAAGATGAACTGCAGAGATTTGCCGTTCTTCAGGGTACGCTTCATGATCAAGTCACGAGCGATAGTGTTGCGTTGGAATCCTTTGAACATCTCGCCACTAAACAGTTTCAAGTAAAGTGCGCGACTATCGGTTCCAAAGTTATCTGAACCCGGACGTGTAAGTTGTGCCGGATTCACAGAGGATTGATATGCCATTGTGAAATAAGAGAAATGAAGTATTTACATTCTCTTCAAAGCTTTGAAGTTGTGGTCTATCCCACCGTCTAGACGGCAGCCAAGGTATCCGCGTACGGGCTTAGTGCCAACGCAGGAAGAGTCCGACTCTGAGGTGCTCTTCCTACTATTCAATTGTCTTAGACCTGAGCTTCCGACGACTCAGTCCTTAAACCGTTCACTCGGGCTATACAAGCCAGAAGTACGGGTATTATTTGGCCCCCGGTAGGCCAGTGAAATTAGAACTGAAGATCAGAACGTTCAAGCTTATCAATTACATCCTGACGATAGGCAGGATCATTGTCATAACGAGGATCAGACATAGCAGTAACCAACTCTTGTTGGCTACGAAATACTTCTTCGTTAGAACTAGAATTCTTGCCAGTCAAGAGATTACCGTCAGTACCAGTCTCATCTTTGTATCGTGCAACCATAGCTTTGACAGCAAAATAGATGGAATTTGGATCACCAGCATCCATCACGCCATCATACATTTCAATTTCTTTTTTGTTCAATGAGTCTTTAGCCCAATTGAGCATTGACTGATAACCTTTCTTTCCTCCTGCCAAGTTATAAAGATAATCAACGTCTGCCTCAGACAGACTTCCTTGATTATCATTACTGTCTTCATTAGAGGTTTCAGGTTCAGAGCTTTCTTCTTCCTGTTCTCCTACCTCTTCTTCTTCAGGTTGTTCTTTGGAACCTAGTTTCTGTTGAAGCTCAAGGTAAGCTTTCTCTAATTGTTCAGGAGAAGAATACTTTCCTGCGAGCAATTGTTGTTGCTCTTGCTCCATCTTTTCACCAACTTCCAAAGCCTCCTGTTCAGCTTCATTAAGTTGTTCTTGTGGAGCTTCTTGATATGTAAGTGTTTCAGACATTGGGTGAATTAACTTTGTTGATTTGCTTGTTCACGGCGCTGTTGAACAGCAGCCATTTGTGCTTGCTGATTAGTCATTGACAGCTGTTGCTGCTGTTGCATAGAAGCTTGTTGCTGTGCTTGTAGCTCTTGCTGTGATTTAACAAGATTGAGTGTATCAATGCCTTGTGAAGCAGCAAGACGTTTAACGACTTCCTCAGGGTTAATGTACTGAGCAATTGCTTGCGGACCCATTGTTTGTGCAATAGTTTGCATAAACATTTGCAGGCTTTCACGATCTTGGCCGCGACCAAGTGCATTCACACCAGCAACGATTGTAGGCTTGACAACATCTTTGGGAAGACGTGGAATATCACCAGTCTTTTGGAAGACACTTAGTTTGCGATTAAGATAAGGAACCAAGAACTCAACAGTAAGCAGACTGAATAGACCGCCAAGTTGTTGCTCAAGTTCCATTTGTGTCATCCTCACTTCCTCAGCAGTTGTACGTTCAGATTGACGTACAGTCAACACAAGGAAGGCTTCAGCAAGACGACGTTCAAACTGCTGGATCATATTGTAAGCGGTGCCAAAGTCACCTTGTTTACCAACTTGTACGACACCAATATCATCAGGACGACCTTGAACAATTGCACCATTACCTGCCTTAGCAAGCGTTGCAGGTTTAGTAGTGCTAGATGGTGACACAGTAAATACAACTTTTGCTGCTGCTGCTGAGCCTTCGATAATAGCTTGGGACAAAGATTCAAGACTCTTTAGGTCACCCATAAACTCTTCGACACGACCACGGCCATAAGCCTCATTGTCAACAGTATTGAAACGAAGTGGTAGCCAAGGCGTAGTGTCAATTGGTGATTTACCTTCAGATCCAGGAACCTTTCGATCATTAACTTCTTGATGCCAAACAAATCGATTGTTTTCTCTTTTAATGATTGTATAGATGTCAACGTCTTCCCGACTGTAACCAGTACTATCGCCATCATTAACTTGCTTTGGATTTTTAATTAGATTTTTAACAAGCGACTTGTGAATCTTTTCCTTTGTAACGATTTCGATAACATTGCCTAGGCCGTCTCTCTCCACTACATATCGATTCAATGGATAAAGCTTAAGTCGTTCTTTGTCCATAAAGATTAGAGCATTACCAGAAACAACTAAATGTTTCAGTGCTTGATGGACTACAACACGATCATCAGAAGCAGCAATTGCGTCAAGTATTGTACGTTCGATCTTAGCGAACGATACATCCATATCTGACTTCATCTTAGGATCGAGTTTGCCAGAAAGCATGGAGCCTTCATCAATTTGTAGTTTGAAGAAGCTAGTTTGAGGAGGAAGCAAAGCAAGCATAAGCTTACTCGCCAACGTAGTTACACCTTTAGCCCCAACGGACTGCCAGGGTGTAAGCAACGTTTTATAGTTAGAATCTTCCTCATCGTGCTTCATCAAATACGGGAGTGTCAACTTAGCTGAATCAATTGCCGTTTGTAAGAATTGATTTCGGCCACTAGCTAATGCATCATATCGTTTTTTTGCGGTTACCATTAAGTGAGACTCTCTTGATTAATTTTTTTAAATTGGTTCTTTGATTTATTGAATCGTCCCAAACTATCTTCCAGATCAAATTGAGAGGCTTTTTGATAATCCTTCTTCATAAGTCTGTCGGCAATTTGTAGACTATCCTCTTGCTTGAAAATACCTTTGCTATTTTCCTCAATACCCTCAATACCAAGAGCTTTGGCAGTTTTCAAAAGATCACTTCTCCTTTGTTTTTGAGAACCCATAAAATCTTTTAGGCGATCATTTTTAAAACCAAAACCACCGTCACCAAAACTTGTCAAAAATCTCATAGGATTGGTGTTATCTTCATCTTT